GCCGTGGTTGTTAAGGTTGACCACATCTTTGCCCAAAATGGTGGTAAGATGGCGTCAAAAATCGGGTGGCGGACCCACCCGGTCGAGTCATCCAGAACCCGTTCGACAAGGATCTGAAGCTCGGGGTCGACATGATAAACTGAGGCCATAGCGGCTCTAGAATACACGGATGGCTGTCTAAACGGTGCACCGACGACAACTAGATGTTTCTCCCAAACATCTAGCAGTCTCGTCCCGCTCAACCACCTATCAAAGTCGGCCTGATCTACCGTCACTGAGCGCATGAGCATTCGCCCCAAGTGGGGAAGGATGGGTGACCCGAGAAAAGTGTACATAAGTGAGATGCCCTTCGCGTATGTCAAATAATCTCGTGTCTTCTGCGACACCCTTACTGCCTTGAAACTAAACCCAGCTCTTGCTAAGTAACGTCTCGGGTCTCCAACTATCGAATAGTCCTCGGTGGTGTAAATCTTACGCAAAAAGGAGGCATGCTCCAATGATTTAGCAACACTCAACTCGACGTTGAAACCCAACTGACTCCAACACTCGGTGTCCGGCATTTGAGCCACCGTTGTCAGACCGTCATCACCCTCAAACACTCCTTGTAAATCCAAAGGGTCTTGGAGTGTTCCCCTGCAAGCAAACATCATTAGCATTAAGTTGGTGAATCCATTGCCTAATGATGTCGTCATCTCTCCGGACATACGGATCGCGTCAGTCTGCACTTGGACTGAGCACCAATTCATGTTCACATCAAGGCGTTGCGCCTCGATCCACTTAACCTGATCGGTGTGCCATGGTAACATGTACTTGAATAGCTCAAACTCACAGACCTCCATCACATGAGAACTGATGGAACATTCAAACGACTTATAGTCAGTGGTAAGAATGTAAGCGGCATGCGGGTTCAGGAACGAGCTAATGTATTGAGGACGGTGTTGGTCAGGAATGTGCTTGATGAACCAAGGCAATTTAAAAACCTCGATTTCCACACTCTTAACAGCTGGGCCCACAATGCACTTATACAAGTCTGTCCGTGAATTGATAGAACGGGGGAGTTTTAAGTCAGAATCATCCTGAATGTCATAAAACTCTGCTTTCACGAAAGAATTGACTTTTAGTACTTTAGCCAACCCCTTCGTTATTGGCTTACCGCCTAGTGCCGCGATAAGGTCCAATTGTAACTTCGGAATATCTTGGGCATGCTTGCGATAACAAGCCCGCAACTCCTGCTTCCGACTCGCCGGATAGTCGGTAGTCTGCAACCACTCTTCAAAGGTCAAAATAACTGTTAACGGTGACAAAATCCTACGAATTACAACGCGCACAAAATCTCTGAATTCTCTCAAAACTTTCGGAATTATAGGG